CTTTACTAGCGGGTGGTGTAGAGCTTGGTGTCGGTATTCCTTTATGGGGATTAAGTAAAGTTTATAAAGCTTTTGGTGCTGGTAAAGAGTTATCAAAAGCAGAAATAGAAGCAGCTGGTGGTGCTCTTAACCGAAAAGTTATGATAGACGGTAAAGAAACTTTAGTTCCTGTTACACCTGCTTTAGGCTCTGTTGGTGCTCCATCATTGTTGGCAAGAGCACAGGCTATTGGTGAAAAAATATTTGGTACATCAACTAGATTAAAAAATAACAATGATAATATTCAAAGAATACTTAACGATTACAAAGCAAAAGTTGGCAAAGATGCTACTCCTGAAGAAATAGGAAGTATATTATTAAAAGCAAGTGATGATATGTATAAAAGCATACAAGGCTCTCAAGTAAAAGCACAACAAGTAGTGTTAAATCAGATGGATGATTTGATTAGACACATGGGAGCGGCTACATCTAAAAATGCTAATTTAGATGGAGAAGCGTTAGATTATCTAACAACAGCTTTTACAAAAGCTACTGATAATATAACTGAAAGTGCTACACAAGTAGATTCAATCTTACAAAATCCTGTTTTTCAACAAGGAATTTTTAGAGAAGGCGGTTTAGAATTAAATTATTTAAAAAGCATTAAAAAAGGTATAGATGACACTATTCTTGATACAGACCAAAAAGATTTAATCGCTTTATCTAAAAAAATAGAAGAATTTACAAAATTTAAACGTGGCGGTGGGGATAGAGCAAGTTTATCTTTTTCTCAAATGTATCAATTAAGAGAAGCTATAGAGACTTTAAAAGGTAAAAATTTTAATATTCCTTCAGCAAGAGGAGTAAAGACAGCCATCACACAAAAAGGCTTAAACCAAATGAATGATGTCATAAAGGAATTAGACAAGTTTATGACTCCTAGAAGTTTAGAAGATTTTTTAAGCAGTCAAAGTAGTTTTATTAAAGATAGTGCTGGAGATACCATTCTTAGTAGAGCTGATAAATTAATTAAAGAACACCGTAATTTGTACAATTCAACAATGAAAATATTTTCAGATGTAGAGTCAGCAAGTGGTATAAAAAATCTTAGAAACGCTGTTCAAACAGGTGAAAATATTGATGTCAAGGACATGATGGGATCACTTGTTAAAAACAATGAGCCAGAAACATTAAGAAAAGCTTTTGATGCTATTGGTACAGGTGATATCGCAGGAGTTGGAAAGAAAGAAGATTTTAGGAAACTGATGGCAGGTCAATGGTTAAGAAACGCCATGACAAAATCAAATATTGATTCTTTAACGCCAAATAAATTTAACGGACAAATGTTTTTAAAAGAAATAGACCAGCTAGGAAACACAGCTAAAGAATTGTTCGGCAATGAAACTGGAAAGATTCGTGAATTAGCTCAAAAAATAGCTCAAACAAACTTTAATGATTTGTCAGAGGAAACAATTCAACAAATATGGAAAGACAGTCCTGATACTATGCAAGCTTTGCAAAATGTTCTTAAAGCATCTAAAGAAGAAGCTAATGTTAAAAAGTTTAATTTTCTAAGACAAGTAAGTGAAGGTAAATTTAATGAATTGCAAGCCGCTGATGCACTGGCTCAAAACAATATACAAGCTTCTGAAGTATCCAGAATACTTAGAAGCTTAGATGATCCAGCAAGAGAAAAAGTAAAAGGATTTTATTTAAAGTCTTTAATAGGAGATTTTGGTTCTACTCCTTTAACTGATGCAAAAAGTTTAAGTGCTTTTGCAAAAAGATTAATAGACAGTAATAACTCTGGTAAATTAAAAGAATTTTTTGGTGAGGATTTAGCTAAAGATATGTTTGCTTTCGGTAAAGAAATGGATTTTGTATCAAGAACTGTACAAGGTGGTGATCTAGTAGCAGCTAACATTGCCGCCAGCCCGTTACAAAATTTAGGTAAAATTGCTCGTTACGCTGTTTTAAACAGATTGCTGGGTGATAGAAACTTCTATAAAGAAGTATTAGATAAATACGGAAAAGAATTTAATAAAAATGTAGATCGAAGAAGTGCTTTTGCTAGAGCTTTTGGAGCTGTTTTAAAGACATCTATACCCACCGCAAGACAGGCAACAGGTCAAGCTATACAAAGCGGTTTTCAAGAAACAGCTAAACAAGCTAAAGCATTAATGGATAATACAGGATTGAGCCAACAATTATCTCAGCTCCAGCAGAATGTATCAATTCCGAACAATTCTTCGGGTTTAGCACAAATCAATGTAGGGCAACCAACGTCTGCAGCATCAAGTGCTGGAGGTATTAGTCCTTTTGCAACAAATCCAAGTGTTAATCCTAATCCACAAACACTGGCATTAGCACAGGCATTACAAGGGAAAATTTAAAATGAATTTAAACAGATTAAGAGAAGAATTAGCCGTTGATGAAGGAGTGAAGCTAGTCAGCTATTTGGATCATCTTGGGCTTAAAACGTGCGGCATAGGGCATCTATGTCGAGAAGATGACGAAGAGTTTGAGCTTCCCGTAGGAACGCCCATTACACAGGAAAGATGTAATGAATTGTTTGACCAAGACATACAAACAACCATTAATGATTGTAAGAAAGTGTATGATGATTGGTTTAAACTCCCAGAGGAAGTACAGCTTATATGTGCTAATATGATGTTTAATCTCGGATTTCCTCGTTACAGCAAGTTTAAAAAGAAGATACAAGCTGTAAAAGATGGCGATTGGAAAGAAGCATCCGTTCAAATGGCTGATTCGAGGTGGTTTTCTCAGGTCCCGAAACGGGCGAAAAGACTTTGTGAACGTATGGAAAAAGTATCTTAAATATTTGACTTAGCTGAAGCTAATCCTAACTCTGAAATATTATTGCCGTATCTTAATTCGTATTCTTTTTTAACAAGATTAGCTATCTGCTGACCAACTTGATGCCATTTCATGTATCCTTTATAAGATATGTTTAAAAAAAATATACACTATCCCACACGATATGGGAAGTATAATAAGTATAACGCTAAAAAAACAGAATTTATGGGATATAAATTTGACTCTAAATGGGAGGCAGAGCGTTATGGTCAATTATCTTCTATGGTATTAGGTGGTGTAATAAAAGATTTAGAACGTCAAGTTAAGTATGATATTATAGTAAACGATCAAAAAATTTGTCGTTATATTGCAGATTTTGTTTACACATTAATACATGAAAATAAAAAAGAAGAAAAAATTGTTGAAGATGCAAAAGGGGTGCAAACTGCTGATTTTAAACTAAAAAAAAAATTAATGAAAGCTGTTTTCGGCATAGAAATAAAAATTTCTAAAAAAAGCCCTTGACTTATTATGGGAAATTCCCATATTAAAGATTCCTAATAAAAAAAAGAAAGCGAGGTGTCTAATGCCAGTAGTAAGAAGTGTTGATCAATTTAACTTAGCTTTAACGCAAGCAAGATTGATGGATGAGCTTAAAGAAGCTCAAAAACAATTACATGATTTTAATAAATTTTTAGAAGATCGTTATACTGAACAAGCCCAAGAAAAATTGCACGAAGATGGCAAAGATTTTGGAACTGCAAGTATTTTTGATGGCAACCAAAAAGTAAAGGTTGAGTTACGCAAAAAAGTAGAGTGGGATCAAGAGAAACTAACTAATTTTCTTAATAAGTTAACTCCCGAAGAGGCTAATCATTTAGCAAAATTTTCTATTAGTGTTCCAGAGGCTAAATTTACAAATGCTTTACCCACGATGCAGGAAAAACTTAAAGAGTTTCGTACAGTTTCCTTGCAAGGTGTCAAAGTAAGTTTTGAGGAGCAAGAGTAATGTTAAATATTATTTCAGCAGAAGATCGTTTAAAAGAAAAACGTGGTCATAAAATAGTTGTTGTAGGACCAAGTGGGGTCGGTAAAACTTCACTTGTCCGTACAATGGATTCAGAAAAAACTTTGTTTATGGATTTAGAAGCAGGGGATGCGGCTATTGAAGCTTGGCCCATAGATGTTATTCGTCCTAGAACATGGGCTGAGTGCCGTGATTTTGCTTGTTATCTTGGCGGTGCAAATCCTGCTATTAATGAAGAGCAAATATATTCTCAAGCACATTATGATTCTGTTTGTCAAACTTACGGTAATCCAAAAGAATTATTAGCGAAATATGATACAATTTTTATAGACAGTATTACTGTTGCAGGAAGATTGTGTTTCCAATGGTGTCAAAATCAACCCGATTGTAAAACATCGAATGGTCGATTAGACACTCGTGCTGCCTATGGTATGCAAGGCAGAGAGATGATGGGGTGGTTAACACATTTACAACATATTAGAGATAAAAATGTTGTATTTGTTGGCATCCTTGATAGTAGGGTAGACGATTTTGGTCGCCCTATCCATGACCTTCAAATTGAAGGTTCTAAAACAGGTCGGGAGCTTCCCGGTATTGTTGATGAAGTCATTACTATGGCAATAATGTCTGGTGATGAGAATAATCCTGCATATAGGGCATTTGTTTGTCATACATTAAACGAATGGAATTACCCTGCAAAAGATAGATCGGGCAGATTAGATTTAATAGAAGAGCCACATCTTGGCAAACTATTACAAAAGATGTCTGGTAACAAACCATTAAGTGAACGTCCTCTTAATTTTGAATTAGCAGATAAAGAAAGTGAGGTAGATAAAAATGCTTAATTTTAATGATATACAACCAGACAGTAGTTTGGGGGAATTTGAATTAATTCCAAATAATACAATTGCTCGTGTCGTTTTATCTTTACAAGGTGGCGATACACAAATACCAGAGTTTGGACAAGGTAATTTTTTTAAGTCTAGTTCAGCAGGTAAAAGAGCAAAGTGGTTGCCACTAGAATTTACGATAATCGGTAGTGGTCACAATGGACGAAAAGTTTGGCACAGACTTTTTGTTGACGGAGATAAGATGTCAGAACGTAACGTGCCTGTAGCCAAAGAAATAGGTTTACGGACTATGCGTTTGATTATCGAAAGTGCAAGGGGTATCAATCCCGATGATAATTCACCAGAAGCCCAACAGGGCAGACAGCTTAGTAGTATTGAGCAATTAAATGGTATGGAATTATGTATTAAGATTGGTATTGAGGAAGGTACTAATGGTTACGCAGATCGTAACAAATTAGTTGCTCCTCTAACTCCTAACCAAACAGGTTACATTGCAGGAAGTGCTACTCCTAATGCGGCACCGTCCAACACTGCATCGCAACCTACTGTCAATCAAATTGACAACAATGTTCCAGATTGGGCGAAATAACTTTAATTTTAAAGAAAGAGAGGTGTTAAATGCCAATTAAAAAAGAAACTAAATCAACAGGATTAACTGTTGAAAGACTAAAGCAATCAACAATAAAATTGAAGATTGTTGGTACAGGTCCTTTAATTTATAATTCAATGTCACTCAAGGCTATGAGTACGTTGTTTATGGGAGCCGCTAAAAAAACAGCCGCACAGAAGAAGGATATCAAGCACAATCCCGAAGAAGAATTTGTGGATAGTTGTTACATCAATGGTCAAGATGGTTCTTATCTTAGTTTTCCTTCTACAGGTATCAAGAGAGGTATGGCAACTTCTGCCCTTGAAACTGAAGGTGTTACTAAAGCAGGTATTAATCGTGGTATCTACGTTGTAGGTGAACATATTAATATTTGGGGTAAACCTTATATGAATATGTCTGTGGTTCGTTCTTCTGATATAAATAGAACTCCCGATATTCGCACTAGAGCTAAACTACCTAGATGGTGTTCTGAGGTTACTATTCGATATATTAGTCCTACTTTTAGTCAATTGAATATTACTTCTCTTTTGACTAATGCAGGAACTTTATGTGGTCTTGGTGATTGGAGAATAGAGAAAGGTGGTCCTATGGGTGGTTATAAACTCAAGGAAACTTCAGACCAAAAACTTTGGGATGAGTTGACCAAAGAAGAAGGTGCTACTTGTCAGAAACTTGCTTTGGAAAATCCAGAGATTGAGTCACATGATAATACTAGCCATCAATTATACGAAGCAATGCAGGAAGAAAGAGTTAAAAGAGCCGATCTTCTGAAGGAAGTTGCATAGTATGGCAAAAAGATTTGGTAAGAAGGATCGTGAAAAAATAATTAACGATTACCTTAACCAGACAGGCAGGAACAGTTATGTTCCTGCCGAGTTTGTCGATTGGCTACAAGGAAATCCAGATCATCCTGTTTATAAATTGTTCGGTTTTGACGATGATGCAAAGATGGCTTTAAAGCAACGTATTCAAATAGCTAGACAATTTGCTACAGGTTGTAAAATTACATTTCAATATAAGGATTTACCGACTGAAACAATAGATATATCTGACTCAATTACAGTTGTAGATGAAAAAGTTGTTCGGTTTCCTACATTTATTTCACCTATAGATAATCGTGCTCAAGGTGGTGGCTATCAAAGATTTGATTTAAACAACCCAGAAGTTGTAGCTGAATTATGTCGTCAAGCCTGTAGAGAATTAAGAGCATGGATTAATAGACATGATGGTATCTGTGCTTTAAAAGGTATTGATATTGATTCACTATCAGAAATTGCTGACTCATTAGAATCAGAAAGTGTGAAGAGTGAGGCTGTATAGCCTCACTTCATTAAGACACATATTTTATCAATGGGAGAGTGAATGATGGATAAAAATATTTTAAAGGAAATAAATAAATTAATTTCTGACCATGAAATACAAGAAACTAGAGAAGAAGATGGTTGTGAATTAATTAGTGTTCCTATTGACATTAATTTAAAGTTTGTTGGTCATAAACATGACACCTCTATAAAAACTAACATAAAAATAAAAGCAAAGATTTGCGAGTATAGAAAAACTTATGGAGAACCATCTGGAAAAAATTGCACTCACGATTGTATTATAATTAATCCTTCCTCAAAATTTAAGGATGGAACAAAATACAAAAATAATGGGTGTAAATCCAAAGCATATAGAAGAAGAAATGAAGAAGTTGGGGAGAGGTGCTGTTAGTCATGTTTA